GACGGTGCTTCCAATGCTTAGAGTGCCTGTTGTAAGAGCAGTACCTATGGAAATTGATCCACCTGTTTGGGTATTACCAATCGTAATTACGTTAGCAGCTGTTCCGCCAATCGCAATAGTCTTAACTCCTGTAGCACCAGTACCGATATTGATTGCATAAGCTCCGGTACCTGTGGCTATATTTACAGTCTCAGTACCACCAGACGAATTGCCTGACAAGATATTGACGGCATGTGTTCCTGCTGTCATTGCACCTGTCATTAGGTTTATGGTAGAGTTCTGTGCTGTAGCACTGGTATTTACGCTTGTCGTATTTGCTGCGCCTGTTCCGCCACCTATTAGGGTAGTGGAAGCTCCTGCGCCTCCTTGAATTATCACAGTAGATGATGCGCTTGAAGATCCTAGAGTAATCGCTGTGGCGCCTGTTTGTGCTGTTCCACCAATTACTATTGTGCCTGAAGTTGTGCTTGCGCCAATTGCATATGTAGAGCTTGTCACGCCATCTAAAGTGAAACCAGCTGAACCAACTTGCAGAGTCATTTGCGTTGCGCCAGTGACGTTTCCGATAGTTATGATTTTTGCGACGGCATCGTTACCGATTGTAATTGCGCCTGTACCTGTAATAACAGTGTAAATACCATTAGTGGTTGTTAGTGTTGTTCCGCCCGTTCCTGTATTAACGTTTACAACAGATCCTGCTGTGATATTACCTAAAGTAATTGTCTTGGCTGCGGCGTCTGTTCCTATGTTGATGGCTCCTGTGCCTGTCAAAACGTTGAGTATGCCGTTAGTAGTATTGATAGAACTTGCTGCTGTACCTGCATTTATAACGACAGCGGTTGCGCCGGTAACGTTACCAATAGTTACTGTGTGAGCAATAGCGTTTGTACCAAGATTAAGGCTTGTTCCTGTCCCAGTATTTAAGGCTATGTTTGTCGTAGCCGTGCTATTACCAGCTACAATTGTTCTCGTTCCTGCTGTACCTAGGTTGATGGCATCATTATTGGCGTCTGTACCAAGGCTTAAAGTAGCCAATCCGCCAGTTAAAATTGTTGCCGATCCGCTTAGCGATGATAGACCGCTTGCACCTAGTGTCGTAAATGATCCTGTAGACCCAGCAACAGGAATCCCGTTTGCTAATGCATAGGCTAAAGAAGCCGGATTAATTGCATAGTTTGTTGTTAGTAGCCCTGCAAGCGCCTGTGCGTTTGTCGCGAGGAAAGTATATCCCTGTAATAAAGTAGTTGCAGGTACACCAGCTCCAGCAACAATAGCAGCAACAACCGTTGCCACGTCGTTAGATAGGGGAACATAAGCCCCAGCAGGAGCATTGCCGTTTTGAAGTTGCGAAAGTGTAGCTAATCTCACCTCTCCAAATGTAGACGTGGTAGCAGGAGGAGCCGAACCTTGATTCCAACGCCCTGCTCCCGAGGTTTGATAAAGAACGGGAGGTTGAACGCTGTTATCTTGCCATTCTACGCCCGGATTCCAGATGTCATTAACAGTGGGAGGTCTGTTTGCCATGATGAAAACTGGATTAGTGAACGCATCGACTGGAAAGGCGAACGGTGGATTGGCGCTATTAAATGCTGAAAAGCCCATAAATGATCCTTTGGTTTAATTTAACCCTAAAATTTTATTTGATTTATTGCAAGCGTTGATATGCATATCCGCCTTGCCTAATCAGATTGTAAAAAGCTGCTCCTAGGCTAGGCTGCTTGCCTGTCCACCATCGACCGTGCTCATTCTGCCCGTTAGTAGCTGCTGGCACAGCTCCCTGTCTAAATGTGTTGAAAACTCCAGCTGGAACCCCCGAATATCCATACACACCGCCATTTTGGAATCTGACCATTAACTGACCATTTTTAGGGTTGTACCTAAACCCATAAATATTGCTGCTATTGATGTCTGCATGTGGTATACCTTCCGGTGAAGTCGGCTGCTGTCCAGGTGGCATTCTCTGTTGTAAGTCCGCGATCGTCTGTCTTAACTGCGTTGGATTGCGAAGCAATGCATTCAGCGCAGGATCTGGAAACGTGCGTAAATACCCCACAAACGCCGTTTCGTCACCGGCTGATAGTTGCCATAGCAAATCTACGCCTACAGGTTCAGGGCCACGCGCTGGCGGTTCTACAGGTGGACGCTGCCCGATCTCCGATTGCAGCTGGTCCATTCTTTGCGTTGTCGCATTTATAGCCTGCGCTAAAACCCCCTGGAATTCATCGGATAAGACTTCGCCACTTGCAATAGTGTCTTGTACACCCTGCAGAATGCGCATAAGAGCTTCTCTTAACTCTCTTATTTCGTCTTCCGGATTCATTATTTTCCTAGTCGTTTAGTTAAATCCTGTAAGGCCTCCATTAAATCTTGCTGATTCTTCGAGACGGGCGCTTGTTGTTGCGTTGCCGGTAATCCTGCTTGTTGCGCCGCCATCTGTTGTGGTGACGCTTGCGCCTGCGCTTGCGCTTGCTGTTGCCCTGCCTGCTGAGGCATTTTTCTTCCGCCTTTATTCATTCCCTTATACATCTGTCCTACTAGCTCTATGAAGTCCTCTCCTGTATCCGCCTCTATTTTGTCTATAGCTGCCTTAAATTTTGCCTGATTCGAAGGTACGTTTTTAGCAACAGCTGCGGCTGTTGCTGGCTCTTCCCCTTGACTTAACCAATGCTCAATAAACGCCTGTAAATCGGGAGAATATTGACCTATGTCAACTTGCTGATTCGTTTTCTTTTTAGGCTCTTCCTCTTTTGGTTGAACCTTATCTTTAAGTAAATTCAGACCTTCTTTTATGTCTAATCCCATGTCTCGACCTTTCTTGAGGAAATTGCCAATCTGAGGGCTTAATTTGCTAATGCCTTTAACGGCTAAATCTAAGGGTATATGCTCGCTTAGAAAAGGCGCTATCTTTGATGCCATCTTTAAACCTGCTGCACCAACTCCTGCCCCTAAAACGGCACTAACACCTGATTTAACAAGACCGCTTGATCTCTGTGATTTTCTAATTTTTTCTTCTGCTGCCTCTTCATCCGGTCTTAAAACACTTGACATTAGAAACTCCAATTTATGGGTAGAATAAGAATATCTGCCCAGTTAGGTAATATCCCTGCTGCACCTTCCGTTAATTCTCTGCGCTGTCTTGGATTTAACATAATCTGGTCTTTATCTTCTCCTAATTGCTCAAAAAACGCATTTTGATCAAACATGGGATCTTTATGACTAAGGTCTCTAGCTATAGCTAAAAGGCTATCATCGGATGTTAATAGTTTCTCTATTTCTACAGCCTGTTTTCTTGCATTGCTCGCGTTATCTGCTCGAGAGCTCATAAATTTGGTTGGCTTATATTGTTCCACGTGTTTCACAATATTCTTATTTCTTGGATAAGCTTTATAGGCAGCACCTTGAGCAGACATGCCTAAATCCGTTTTCAATGTGTTATAAAACTCTTCTTTGTTTCCTGCTTTGTCGTATATGTCTTGGAATTCGTCAAGTTTTTTATTGAATGATTTATTGTCTATAAGTATAGGTAAGGCCCAATTTGTATCGGCTGTGAACGCTTTTAAGTCAGTTTTTGATTTAGCAAAATCGAGAGCTTTTGTAGTCCACTTGTTTACCACATCGTCCACCGATGCCTTTGGATTTGTCCTTAATTCTCTTTCCATACCTCTTTCTAAACCGACTAAACTTTCGCCTATGATATCTTTAAAAACACCTTTTCCCTCTTTCTGTAATTTCGTTTCAAGTTGCCCCCTAAATTTCGTTTGAGCCTCTGCTTGTTGCTGCTTAAAATATGTGTCTTTTTCCTGTTCACCAATAGGCTGTGCGCGCTCCCTCTGCTCGTTATCCGCTGCTATTGCTTGAGCTTCTGGCACAGTAATATTTGGCCTATCTTCTAAAATCTGACCTATTTCCTGATCTCTCCTTTCGGGTGTCCAAGCAGGGATAGGAACAGCTGCTGGCCTCAATGGGTTTTCCTGCACTATTTGAGGCTGACCTGGTTCCTGTGATATCTGCCCGCGCTCTGGTTGTTCCGAGATCGGTTGTTGCTGTACATTTCTTCTTTGTCCTAGGTTAGCAAAGTCATTTTGCCCCATTTCTCCACGTGTTGGTGCTTCAACCTTTTCTCTTTCTCTTTTCGTTCCAGTTCCTTTTTTGGCGTAAGACTCTCTTGATGACTCGTCTTTTGCCAACTGTCCGAAAGTTTCGATCATTTGGGGGGTGATGCCAGGAATCTTGTAAAAATCCACTGCTTTCTGAAAAGGACTTTTACCCTTGCTTTCCTTTTCAAACTTTTCCAAACCAGAAGATAGGCGGTAGCGATCTATCTCTTTAGGAACGGATTCAGCTAGGCCTTTACCAAATCCTTTGCCAAGTCTTCCGCTGATCGATCCTTGCTGTTCGATTATTTGTGGCACAATATCCTCACCGGTTCAAAAAGTTTGGTAGTCCAAATTTGCTAGATCCACCACCAGACGATTGTGGCGCACCTGTAGATCCTTTATTGCTAATCATTCCTGTTGCCTGATTAGTCAGCCAACTGGTAGCTGCCCCAGCTATTGGGCCTCCAAATGCAGTGGCCGCTGCTCCTAATACAGGAGCGGCATAATCTAGCAATCCCCCTGTGCCTGGTTGATGAATATTTTCGCTGTATTGTCCCAAAGATTGTTGACCAATATTTGCTAGACCTGCCGCTCCTTGTTGTCTTAATTGAGCTCTCATAGCTCCCAAACGTTCACTAAGATCTGTTCCAGCACTAACACCTGCATTCCTAAATCCACTACTAGATAATCCACCGCTTCCCATGCCAGCAAACTGCTCGCTTAATCCAGGTATAATCTGCTCATTGAATTGCCGCATTTCAGGAGCTTGCATCGCTTGGTAATTCTGACCATTTGGATTCATTAGATCTTTATAATATGCCCCCAAATCTCCCCATACCCCCCCCCCTTCTTTACCCTGTGCTACATCTGTCAACTGGTTTAAGCCTTTTTCTTGACTAGGAAGTAATGTGCTTTGCTGATAGTTTTTAGCTTTATCACCGGTAAAAAATCCCATATCAAATCTCCTGTATGTATTCGCAAACTATTATAGACCTGTCAAACACCTGCGGCGAAGTTATCACGAAAGAGGCGCTATTCATTAAAACGCTATTTCCACTTATCCTTAGAGCCGTAAATGTAGATGAATTAGTACCACAGCACCAAAGGTCAATCAGAGTAAAGTTTATATCAAACACTATACTGTGAGGTATTGTGTTAGCGCCTATTATCAAAGGTCCTGAGTTAAAAGATGTCCTAAGAATCTGTCTAGTCTGCAATGGCGTTGCGTTTTGCGGCACAACAGGAGTTGCTGGGATAAAAGCATTTCCACTTAAAAGCTCTTCGTCTAAATACCACCCTATCGTGCGTATATTTACGGCGTTGCTGATCTTCTTTAGATGCTCTACAAGAAACTGTCTGCCTTCTTCCCACTTTTCGGGAACCATATCATAAACCGGAACAAAACTTTCCAGGTTCTGACTATCCATTGGAGTCATTAATTACCTACTGCTATCCAAAATACGTTTAAAGGGAATATTCCAGAACTACATCGCATATTAAATCCTGTTGTTGTAGGATATAAAGCCATTGCAGTAGATTGAAAAGCTATACTTACGCTATTAGGTGTTGCTAAAACCCCAAAACAAGCAGTTGGAAAAGGTGTCGTAAAAACAACTGGAGTTGATGCTGTACTGGCCATGGACACATTACCCCATTGCAATATCATACCACCAAATAAAGCTGTCTGTCCGCTAAATGTTGGAGGAGGGCCAAGAACTCCAATTGCGGAAAATATTCCCGTGATTTGGTTGACTATCCCGTTATTTTCGTTCCTCCAAAATGCTTGAGTAACCCCTAAAGCCTCTTTAGTGTAAATAGCTCCTTCATCCACTAATGTAATCGGATCAACCAGCAGCTCGGGATAGGTAGATTGCAAATGCTTGCCTGATTTTCCCGTTGTATCGCTAAACTTATAGTGATCCACACCAAAGCGCAAGTCTAGAGCTTGGTTATTGCTAAGCAGCTGCGGCTGACTTGTAGTGTCCAAGAAGTCCCCAGGCTGCGGAATCTGTGGCAAAAATGCGGCCATCTTATCTTCTCCTTAAAAGCTTAAGCGCCCACCTGGTCTTTGCCAGATGATTTGCGCATCAATTTGTACATCTGATTCTTGCTCTATGCCATTCATTTGAGCGTCCGATAGCGTGTATTCTAAAGTCAAAAACTGAGCTCTAGTAGCGCAGAAAACGCGTTGCCAAGTTTTTGTACTGTTAGGTATGCCTAGACCAAATTGCGGTGGAGTTGTAGGGATCGTGCTGTTGAAAAACGTATCAGGATCTTCATTGTATTCAATATTGTTCTCCGGAAGAGTATTTGTAGGGCTATTTTCGTTGTAATTTTGGTACATATTAAGAGTAATCGCCCCGGCATTTGTAGTGGGCATAAGAAGGTCTAAATATCCAATCTGAATGTTTTGACCTTGATCTGCAAAACTGAATTTCTTGCTTTGTATAACAAAGTTATCTCTTATTGATATTAGACCGCCCCCAATATATCCGGTTTCGTTATCAATAAATGGAACATTAAAAGCTAGTAAAGTTTTGCTGTATGTATATAAAGTAAATGTGTTTACTCCTGTCACAACAATAGCAAAGACATTACCGTTTAGAGCCTTTGCAAATGGCGTTCCGGTGGGAATATTGGAAATGCTAATCACAAAACCGGTCTGCATATTGTGATTCGGGCTTGTTATCCGTACAGGAGCTGACACATATCCGGTTATGGCACTGATGAATAAGCTAGGATCATTAGTTGATAATCCGCCATCAATACTTTCCCCCACATACTCAACAAATCCTTGTTGATTACCTGCCACAATGTCTAAAATAAGAGCAGGTCGGTTAGCCCAGGTGAAATTGCATTGCGCCCACGGTTGATGAGTATTTGCCCATGTGCGGTTTGCAGGAGGCTGAAAGGTGCCAAAGCACGTTAAAGAGTCGTTAAATATAGCCCAGGAGTCATTATCGTAGTTGTATACTAGACGATGATCCGGATAAAGATTGCTTGTTCCTGCAAAAGGGTATGTCCAATAAGCCAGTTTAGAAACAAAATCCCTGATACCATGCACGCGCCTTGTGCCATTATTTAAATTGCTGAAGTTGAAAACCAAATCTGGTATTTTAACGTCAATACGGTTGCTCTTAAAGCTATCGCATTCCACAATCCCTTTGTCTCCTACTCCTACGAGGCTCGTGTCAAATTGAACGGCACTAAATGTACTAAGTGAGCCTAATTCAGTATTCACTTTTTCAATTTGGAAAGGTGCAATCGAGTGGCCAGTATACCTAAGTTGCCACGTGCTTTGCTCGCAATATATAACTAAGTTGTCTCGCACATATCCAACCGAAACAATGTTTTCAGTAGTCGGGATGTCAAGAAACCCACCTTTTCCTCTAATGTCATCACGCCACGCTGTTGCCACAACATCTGTCACAATAGCGCTGACAGTGTCGAAAGGATTCCCTATTTCCGCCCATCGAATACGTTGACGATATCGCAAACTAGCTCCAAGACTTGTCCCCTCTTCGGTATTAAACGCCACCAATCGGCCTCTATAAGGTAGCAAAACAAGGCATTGAGTCAGAAAGTTACCTGCCGAATCAATAGAAGGAGCAAAATCAACCCATGCTGTCCCATCTGTATAACGGATAGGATCTCCTGCGATTCCGCTGAAATTCGTAACCCAGAATACTTTAATGTTGTTTTTGCTTATCCAGTAGTTTGTTGACCAGAAGAATTGATAGTCTGTCCCTGTCCAAACAGTCCCAGGAATATATTCTCTCCAGGATGTACCTACGTATTGATAGGCGTAGACTTGGTCGAAAGCGATCGTCACGACAGAGTTGATATTATTTAAATCTTTCGTACGAAGTCCCATCACAGGATAACCGGGATAGTAGTTATAGGCTAAAGTGACCAATTGCCCATTTCCGCCGGTATACGTTAATGTCACAACGCCTGTAATGTAATTTATCGTACCGCTATTTCCGGGTGTTAGGCTTGTTAAAGTACCATTTCCTTGATCTGCAAAAGTCACGGCTCCAATCGTAAATATAACGCTTCCTGGTACCAGAGTTGCGAAAGGCTCATCTAAAGCGCGATTACTTGTGAAAGTACCTCCGGAAATGTATGCTCCAAATCCTGCTGCACTAACAAGTACTGTGAAATTGAAAGCATCCACAACTGTTATCGTGAATCTAGCATTGTACCCAGTTGCCCCAACTACTCCGGAAATGACTACTTGGTCGCCCGTGGTCAATCCGTGGGCATATTTCGTTGTAACTTGACCGGGATTTGCGTTATTTGCGGCAACAATATATCCCGTCATAGTCAAGATAGTAAATGACCAAGGAGATGTGCCAGAAGTAAACCAATAAACAGCAGGCAGATTGCGCTGTAGCCTTCCAAGCAACTCATAGCCTTGACGGCGCTTGATGCGATCGCGCCACACATAAGCGTTCTGCAATATAGGGTAAGCATCTTGAGGGATGGTAAAGTTCTCTCTGGACTGCACCAAACCGGCTTGAGGCACTTGAATGTATTGCGGCTGATATGGTGTCACCATCCCCCCTGGTTCCAACTCTGGTTCCATCCTTGACTTTGTATCGTGCTGCAAAAGATCGTGCTGTTGCGTTGAAACAATTCCTCTGTGGCTTGCCTCTCAAGGATAAGATCCTCTTCCCTATCCAAGCTTTGGGCCAAGTTGGCTATGCCTGCAAGATCTTGACGATCTTCAAGCACTAGGATAGATGCCATTATAGCTATCCATTTCCACCATTGATTTAGGATGGGGCTGTCATTAGTAGCCATAAACTGCACTGGCGTTAAGTAAGTCTCCATTTCAATCTTATGCGTAAGCTTTGGTATGGGGCGTATTGTTATCTCATTATTCCAAAACAACAAGCTAAAAGGTCTACCTGTCGTGTATTGCGATACAAAGCAAGTTATCTTTGTTGCTGCTGCCGGTGTGTATCCTGTGCCTGTAAGATCGAAAGACATTAGGCCCGTCACATAGTTGACGGTACCGATAACTATTTGCTTCATATCTCCTGGATTGCCCAAGTTTGCATTGTGCATGCCGGGAATAGATGGGACAAAAGGGGCGGGAGGTATCTGGATTGTCTGGGTATAGAGCGGAACTATCGTGACCGGATTAGGCAAATCTAGCAATAAAACACCGTTGCCATCGTCGCTAATACGAATAGCCACCCCTGAATTGTCCACCGCGCCGATTGTGACCTCTTTAGAAAGGAAAGGAGTTTGAGACACCGTAAAAGTAAATGCCTGAGTTACCCCATCGCCCTGGGCAACATTATTGTAAGTTGGCCAGCGTGGCCACATGTTAAAGAATTGCGTGCGGTCCTTGAAGAAGCTAGCGTCAATGCCATCTACATACACGGGAGCACGCACGCCCTGATTGTAGTTCACATTTAGAGGGTATCGGTCGATATTAGGAGCGGTATAAAACGTGTACACGCTACGCAAGAGGTCGCTTTTGATGGCATTTGGAAAATTGTTGAAATAACAATCATTGATGTACCCATCTAGGTCAGCAGTCTTCAAAGCCGATTCGGATGCAGACGCGGTAAGGCGCCGCACTTTTTTGCGTATGGCGAGGAGGGTTGAATCGGCTTGGGTGACTGTCATATCTTTACCTTATTTTTCGGATGTAAAGCGCGCTTTACATTAGAAGGACGTGCTAACAAATTCATGAATCCGTTGCCCTGGCTGATCCACTAGCAACGCTTTTCCGTGTGCATCTAAAAGCCCTGACATTCTCTTTGGAATCCTTCGTTTGTCATTAACTTCATCTACTAGCCCACGCGGCACGTCATATTCTTGATCGGGGATAAAGTTCCACATTTGAATAGGATCTCCTGCCCATCTCATGTAAGGTCGGCTAAGGCGTTCGTTTGCGCCTCTATGGTTAATGTAGCGTACTTTCACTATTTTGCTGTCGTGTGCTTTTTGCTTTTGGCATTCGGCTTTCGTTTTAGCATCCATCTTCGCGAAATCGTCAAAAGGGACTGAGTTAGCCAACACATTAATGAGGCCATGTTTTTCACCTGTTGCGGTCTCTAGTTCTTTCATTAATTTCCTATGCTCCCGTTAAGGTTTTGGAAAGGTAGCCATTTTGTAGTATTATCATACTGTTTGTTTTTGCTCCCCGAGTAGGTCACTGTTGCAGGCTGTTCGGTGCCGGCCGCAGGAATCACAAAGGGATCAAAAATGGTTGAATCGATATCAACCAAAAAGTTAAATCCATTTACTTCTAAGATCGTGCCCGTCATTTGGTCTAACTGCGTCATGCCATAGCTGCTAGGCACGCTAAAATGCAGGTTTTGGCCCGATAGGTACATATTAGCCTCTTGTACAGTCACAACCATCGGATAAGACTGCGAGATAGCAGCTATATCAAGAAATTGCGGTACAAGATAGCAAGGCGGTAAATAGATGTTGTTTGCCATTATGGTTTTAAATCCATTAGCTTACCGTGTTTATGGTTATGGCATATCCTACACAGCCATTGAACATCCAAAGGCTTCGAATAGTCTTCATGGTGTCCATGCGGTTTACACTCTTTCATACACACCTCACATTTGTCTGGTCTTGTAAGATAACCCGATCTAACAGCACATCGAGCAATCTTTCTAGCTCTATCTTTGAAGATATCACACTCTTTTCTAGATTTCCCGTATCGCTCGTTTCGTTTTAACTTATATTCTGGTTTTTTATTTCTCTCTTTTGTGTATTCCCTAACTTTAAGTCTATTTTTAGAATTCCATTCGGATTGGACTTTTCGATATTCTATAGGGTTTTTTTCTCTTAAAATCCTACTTCTCCCTGTCTTGTCTTCTCTGTTTTTTTCATGATTCTTTAAATAGCTTTTTTTGTTAGCTAACCTAGCTCTAGATCTATCCTTATCAAGATATTCTCTTTTTCTCTTGTTATAGCAATTCTTACACTCGCCTGTTATCCCAGATTTTGTAGCATTTGTCTTGAGGAATTCTTCCTCGCTTTTTTCGACCTTACACTTTGTGCACTTTTTCATATAGATGACCCCTTGTTAAAGAGGTCATCATACACTAAAAGTCATATCCCTATCAAGACTCTAGTTTATAAGAGCACCAATTAATCGTATCCAAGGCTGATCCAGCAGGGCTATTAGCGCCGGCAGCGATTAACATGTAAGGAAGGAATATGGCTGAATGAAAGCTCTGATGTTGAAAATCATAACCCCAGGTCACTGGAGGGAGTGGCGTTGGGAAGTATGATGTTTGAGCACCAGCAGGGGCAAATGTCGCAAATAAAGACGCAACAGGAGATAGTGTAGTAAGTGGCCACATGAAAGTACCAAATCCAGTGCTATCAATGTTTACAGTCACATTATAAGCGCCAATATTGCCCGTTGCTGCCACAGCATTAACAGCCGTGATTGTTCCAGTTAGCTGGTCAATCTCTGGCATGCTAAAGCTTTTTGGTACGCTAAAGTGTATCTTCATGCCGACAACGTAAATAAGGCTAGGATCAACCGACGTGCTGACCACAGCTTGAGTTGCGTTGGAAATATTTGTGATATACAAATACTCAGGATCTACAGACAGAGTTTTCGAAACGCGTCTTGTAAAACCAGCTGTAGCAGCAGAAAGGCCGTTCGCCGTGATGTTAGCCAAACCAAGCAAAGTGTATCCTGATCCAGATACGCTTGAGATTTGGTAAACGCCACCTGCGATAGTTAGGTCACCTACTGTATTGTAAATACGTAAATAATCACCTTCCAGATAGGTATTGGTCTGTGTTACCACCGCTGGGTTAGCTAAAGATATCGCTGTAATGGCATTTGGCGCTTGATTTTCGACAAATGGTGCTTTTGTTACATACGTGAACCCATTGCTAACCGTAGAGGTAGAAAACTTATCAATTTGGATAACGCTAGATCCAGCTTTACGCCATCTCAGGCCGTCGTTTACAGCAGATTGACCAAGCCCGAATTTAGGACCAAACCACTCTCCGCCTACGCAAACAGTACCTGTAAGTGCCATTTGGGTAATGTTCCAGGTACGGAAATAATCCGCTGAGCTTGGAAGATTGACCACTTGATTTATTGCAGTAGCGCCTTGAGTGAAGGAACCACCATCTAAAATAGTAAAAGGCATAGCTGACCTCCTATAGATATTGTGTAACGTTTAGGCCGCTGATCCAGTTTTGGTTTGTAATCGCACGCGCAATCGCAAACTTAGCATACAACTGGGAGTTTTGTGCCACGCTAGATACAACGTAGGGAGGACGATAGCCTAGAATTGCGCTATAGTTGTTCTGCTCGATTTTAGCTACTGCTTCCAAACCAAACATGGGAATGGTATAGATAGGAGCGCCTTTAAGCGATGCCCCTGGGATCTTTGCGCCTTTAGAGCTTACAAAGAACCGGAAGCGAGATACTTGGCAATACTCTTCAGGGCGGATATGCTCTTGCATGCCAGGGTAAAATGCCTTTAGAAGTACCCCTTGAACGTTTTGCAAGTCATTTGTCAAGTCTGTAGAAGCTAGTGCAATGAAAGCATCGCGAACGCCAGCTGTGCCATATTGATTTGTTGCGTCAATACCGGACAACATACTGCGAGCGTCATTGCCAAGCAAGATACGTTCGATATTGTTGACGTCATTGCGAGAGATGTTTGATGGTTGATCGCCAGATAGACCGCCAACAGCGTTGATATAAGATACGGATGAGGAGTAAAGATCGCGCATTAGCAAATCTTCTTTCTCACGAACCCACTGCCCTAGAAGTGCTGTGAATTTAGTAAGAACTTTGTCGTTCTCGTATAGAGTAACTTGCTCGTTTACAACGACTGTTTTAGCATAGATTTCCATCTGCGCATCAATGTCTGAACGAACAACAACTTCAGGAGCTGGATCGATACCGGAACCGTCAAGTTGACCGCCATCAGTAGATAAGCGCTCATAACGTGACATGCGTGTGACTTTACCGATATGCGCTTCTGCATAGTGAAGGTCGCAACCGAAAGAGTGAATAAGATTGAACATTGGAGTCGACAATAGGTCTTCAGAGAACTGAACGGGCAGCTCTGGAGCCATATTGTTGATATTTGTGATGCCTGTGGCCATAACACACCCCTTTAAGGTGGTCTGTATTTGCTAGATTAGTCTAGCATGTACTTGGCGAGAGTGGGGTCAGCCTGCGTGGCGAATGCGAAAACAGCCGACGCTAGCGAAGCGTATGAACAGCTGTTTTCAAGATAGGATTATATCGGGATTATGTCAACTATTTCTTATTCCTCTCTTCGATGGCACATAGGCGACCATGGAAGTCTTTCATTTCGGATTGTATGCTAGCAAGCATGTCTTTCGTCCAATTCTCTAAAGATCTGTGATCAGCTCTAGATTCGCTGCGTGACCATAAGAAAAGTGTTATTGCAACACCCATTAGAGCAAAATTTGAAGCTATAATAGCTGCCACATGTGTCCATTCCATATTACATCCTATCCTTTTTTAAGCAAAAACAATCGGGATCATGCACGAAAGAATCCCCCGCATGATTCCAATGATTATTTAATCTTATATAAGTATGTCCATTGTGATGCAACGTTTCTAATTCGACCATTTTCTCATCTCCACATCCTAAAAAAAATAAGGAACATAAAATAAAACAGATAATTTTCATTTTCTGTTCCTCTCTTGCTCGTGATAGTACATAAGATGTGCTTTGAAATCGGCATCATTTCTTTCAAGTTTCCCATGGAAATAACGGATTTCATCTTGTATAGACTTGATATCTCCTCTGATAGCGTTGTGTAAAGAAACGGTAATTACAAATATTGTGAGCATAATAATCATGTTTGATCCTAAGATCATGATCACCTGTATCCAGGTATTATACATAACATTCCTTTTGTTATCCCCTGTGAAGAGACACGGCAGGCGTAGGGTTTCGCTTTTCGGATGCCTCCTAGCCGTGTGGATGGACAGTATATCAGTTTTATGAGATTAAATCAATCTTCTTTCGTTATTTGATACTCCATGAAAAGTGACATGCATTTTAGTAAAGCTCTTATGCATGTCGGTGGGTGAGCACCTCCATCACAAAGTTTATCCACTTCCTCCATTTGCTTTACCAGATCTTCTTTAGCCCGCTCGTTAGCGTATGGTTTCTTTATTTTCATCATCCACCTTTCATCGTTTTTTGCATACGTGCCCAGTTATCTGCCCGTCTCTTATCATCTAACTTTTGCGGTGCGCTATCACCCGTGGGTGTTGCTCCAGGCACAGCCATGCTTTGAGGCTTATTAAAATTACGCTCTGCCTTGGCTGCGTCTTTAGAGCTGTCTGTATTTGGCACGAACCTCTTTACGGCCTTGTATATGTTATTCCACTTGTCGAAGCTGTCCTCTTGCATACCAAAAGCTGCTGCCACTTCTGGATAGTGGTATTCCATATAGTCGAGATTTTCTTTCGTGCACACTTGATTAAAGTCTTTGTAGGTACTCTGCAATCGGTTTGGTACTTCTGCTTTCTCGCGTTCCATCCGTTGTTGCTGATATTCCCTTTCCCTAGCCTGTATGCGCTGCTCTATCTTATGTTCTATGCGCTGATCTTCCGTCATGTCCTCTTGCGATTGCTGTTGCTGTGGTTGCTTCTTGTCCAGCAACGCTTCCATAGCTGCCTTTAAAGCTACTGCTTCTGCTTGACTCTTGGCGGCTGCTTTAGCGTTTTCTTCTGCAACCTTCCTCTCGTTTTCTCTGACTTCCCTAAACTTGCGCCAATTTATTTGTTCTTGAGTGTCGGCTGGTGCTTGCGCTTGAGCGGCATTTTGTGTATTATCTGGCTGTACTTTAACATCAGTTTGAGGCTGCATATGACTCCGGAAGATGGGTTATTAATAGAGGATCTGGAAAAAGATCCTGAGTTTAGTAAGATTGATATACAAAAAGAGCTTTCACATTACCGTGAAGTGGTCGGATATATGGGTGCAAACGCTCCAATAGGTGTGTTATGTCTTCCTAGGGTTATCGAGAACATCCTTGCTAAGAACGATATTGTTAGAGTTTATGACCTTATCAACTATAAATTGGATGGGATCAAGGGACTCGGTGTGGAGCGGATTGACTTGATTAGGGCTCGCTGCGACGAGTTCTTTTCGATGCCGATTTAAGTACTCGATTTCGGACGGTAGATCGCAACCGCTTTCCTTGCGAATGTAAGGCCAAAATTTTAGAGCATAGAACGCATCGCACCATCCCTTCATCTTATGCCAAGATGGATGCACAACAGTGCATTCGCTCAACTCTGCCATCGTTGCTGCATTAGGAAGGCACCAAAGCCTCTTCGTAATGACTCCAGAGACTTTGTTGTAAAGGAAAATGGTTTGCGAAGGCCTTGGAGACGGCATGTAAAGCATGGCGAAAAACTTTCTTCGCATCACGTTGGATATCAGAGGATCTGAAGCCAGGACGTATCCAATGCAATACTCGTCCTCAGCAAAGATCGGATTATGTCTGTCTGCGCATATATAAAGCTGCTCCTCAATGTCCTTTGTCAGGGCCATTGCTATTTCCATAGATTCGTATTTAGATCGATCGCTGGAAGCGATCATTGATAGCTCTCCAGCGGTCTTTCTATTATTAACTTCGGTTTTAAAATCTATTATATTCAATGGTCTGTCTCGTTTACTTTTACGTGAGTGCAGGGGCGTATTTTGGCAAGCTTAGGGTTCATCTCATTTCCGGGGGCATTAGTGTACATGCTTTTTCTACTAAACTGCTGTTCCCAGTGTTCTCCTGGGATAGCGCGTTTGCTACCCTTTGCAGGCACTGAGTCGTTTGGCCCATGGTCATCATGATGGACTTTAGGCCCCTCTAGCTTATCTTTAGTCATAGGAGCACGACCCAATTGCGCCATGCCTGGTCCTAGTTTTTTAGCCATATAACCTCTAGTGTTTAGCTTGATGCTTCTTTGCGTAGTTTGCAAGACCTGCACCTGCTCTGTCAAGATCCTCTGGATTACCAAACTCAGTGGCGTATTTCAAACCGCAACATGGGTTTGGTTGCCCGAGGTCTTTTTCGTTGTGTTCCTTGGGCATACGTGCCCCTCTCATTCCACCGCGTTCGGTCGAATCATCGTTTTTTTCCCGTGCCATAATTATACTCCTGCCATTTGTGTGGCTTTTTTAGCTTCTTCTGCTTCATTCGCTTTTCTTATAGCTTGTGCCATCTCCCAAGCGTTTTTAAATGTAGTCATATCGAGAGTCTCTAACTCAATCATCATCTTGACAAGGTTTAATTCGCTCTCGGTTCTCTCATGTTCGGCCTTGGCTGAGTTGTCATTCATCTTGCTTAAACGCTCCTGCGCGCTCGCCATAAGGTCTTTCTCGCGAGCTAGATCGACACGGGCTTTAGCATACTTGGTCATGATCTCAGACTGATCCTTTTTAGCCATCTGTTCGGCTTGTTGCTGCGCTTGTTGAGCCTGCTGCTGCTGCTCTTCCTGCATGTCCTGTTCTACTTGCTTCTTGTTTGTAATAAAAGCGGCTCGCACAATAGACTTGTTGGCGATTGGAATACCGATCTCACGGAAGTGGAGGAGTTGCTGCAATTCCATCTGTCTCTGACTCGTAGAATAGTTACCCTCTTCAACCGCAACGGAATACTTGAGTGAATGAGATGTGAAAAATCGAGGATCGGGTTCTCGTCCAAGTATGGAAGCAATCTTACCGCGCGAAAAATTCTTTCGGATAGCTTGTAGACGTATCTTGCCGTAGAGTCGCTGTGTGTAATCAGACTTGTCAAGTATACCTTGCAAAGTGACGATGCCCGCGGACTGGCGCAGCATAGAGAGAATTCCCGCTTTATCATCTGTTGCGCTTCCAAGTAACTCTTCGTTGACTCCGCTAATTTTTGTAATATCCTCACTAAGGCTCCTAGATAGTTCAATAACCGATTGTGGTATCCCTTGTGGTTCTAACCTCTGAATCTCACTTGGCAGTCTACCAGCTTTAAGAGGTATCAGGCAACCATTTTGTGTTTGACGAAATGCTTTAGGATCAACCACGGCATCAACTGGGTATATCCAAGCGTTTTGTACCTGGGATTGTAACAAATCAAGTTCGATAACTTTACGCATGTTGTAGAGATATTGCGCATCCCTGAGATTTCTGACAACGCCCATTTGTCTCCAAGCATAGGACTGGATATCAGGAAAATGATAACAGTGATGAGGCACGAAAGGGTAGGGGTCGATATTCAGCAGGTTCTTTCCATGGTAGAGAATATGATCTCCTAAGCTAAGTATAAGCTTTACTGTGGGTACTTGCACCTTCTTAGTGATGAGCCAGGGCTGCATTCTGAGCACTTGCTCCATCATGTCATCTTGATCTTCCTCGTCCTCTTCCCATTCGACGCTCTCACCACTCTTGGGATCAAGTACAATTGTAGCCTCACGCGTTGTACGGTAATGGACTTCATCGTAGGCAAATAGGCGGTTAGTAGCAAGATTGAGTAGTTCAGCCTGTAAGGGAAACCGGCCATCCTTAGCTCCTCCAGCACGCATTTTTTCGATTTCATTAGCTCGACCAGGTAAAAGGGATTTAGCTGCTGTTTTTGTAAGCCAGCGCCTGCGCCAAATAAAAGTACAGTCTGTTAAGTCCATCTTACGATAGTAGGGATCAATCAAATAGTTCGGACTAGCCACAGAATCGGTAAAAAGATCTCCAGAAATGGGGTCAAGGGTATAGTCAGGGTAGAGATGTAGCAAATTAGATCCAACGTCAAGTGATCCCTCAAAACTTTGGCTGAAATACTCTTGAAATCCATCACGATCTTCGCTCCATTTTAAGACTTTGTTGAAGTCGTCTGCGAGTGTATCAGTGTCATTGATGGGTATTGTAATAGTTGATTTGCGGTTTTTACGCTGATATCCTGCGATCATATTGATGTGTCGCATGATTAGATTGAAAAAGAATCGACGGCTTTGATAGTAGTTGTTATCGCCATAGACCATGGACCAAAGCGTTTGATCCCCAGCTTTAAATCGCCTATCGATTGCACCCTGTATCCAATATGAACTGTTTTGAGGATAGCTCGAGAGGTAGAAGTGATCCTTCATAGCCTTTAGATTAACGCTTCCACTGTCTGATGGGTCGACGTAACCTAGTGAAAAGCCTGCTTGCGACTCATATGATCCCATGCATTACCTATTTTTATTAAAAATAAGATATATCACATGACACTGTGTTTGTCACGCTCTACTTTTTCGCGAGTTTTTGCATTGTAGAAACCGTATTCAGGCATAACATTAATTACATCACGCTTTCTTTTTGCTATTACACCGGCTTTTCTGTGACAATCTAAACACACATTTCTTCTGCGTTTGTTTTTATAGGGAGATGGGAAAAAACTCAAGTGCTTAAGTTTGTTGCAATTCTGGCAATTGTGCATATAATCTTCAAGTCGAGGTGTTGGATTCATAAGTTGACGTAACCGATTTTATATGCTATAATTCACAGCGTAACGCCGAAACTCGGAATCTCGACGTTATCTATACCCTATCGGTATTGTTTTATTTTTCAGGGCACTTCGGTGCCCACTCTCAAAAGTAACCTCCTGATCCAGTTCTACCAAAAGGATCGCCATCATCACCAAAGATCTCGCGTTTGATGTCATCAATAGATCGATTGTCATTGCGATGCGAAAGCTCTCCTCGAGGGAATTCAGAGCAAATTGCGTACCTTAAAGCGTCTAGGATGTGGTCGTTTACCTTTAGTGGCTTATCCTCTCCCCTGTCAGCTGCTTTAGGGTCCCAGGCGTAGGATTGGATGTGCTCCAGCAAAGTCTTGCATCCGGCTTGAATGGCTATTGTCTTTTGTCCGATAAACTTTGAAGTATGTTTAATACCGAGCAACACATCATTGTTTGCGTCAAGTACAGGTAAGTTACGCCTGCGTAGCTCGAGCTTAAAACTGGCGGCGGCAGGGTCAACATAAATCTTTTGAATCTCTTTATATCGCACAAAGTTTTCCACATCATCCGCAAGCTCTGCATCAGTCTTTGAGCGTCCCTTTTTCGCACTGTCATAGTAATACTCCTCTGTCACTCGTATTTGAGGCCATATGTTGCTAATCTTTACGATAACTGCGGCCGTAGCATTAGTTGTGCCATAGTCAATGCCACAGATAGAATAGACCGAATTTGAAGTCTCGTTTTCATAGATGTTGTCTTGGTCGAAGTTGTCATATACGAGACCGTGTGCAGCTGCCCATTCGCCAAGAATATACCGCTTGAACCACATACCAGTATACTCACGTTTAAGAGACTCTTTATAATCATTTTTTAAACTCGGGTTATCATCTAGATGAAAGTTCCAAGTCGCAACATTGAGGTCTTGAGAACGGTCAATGTACTCTTTTTTAAGCCAGTGTGCGGGTCCTTCTGGATTGCATGTAGCCAATAATTGTGCCCCAGGTATAGAGAGGCGTGATAAAAGCATACGCCAAAAGGGCGCTGGTATACAAGTTGCCTCGTCGACATAAGCGCAAGCGAGCGTAGCACCCTGAATGCGACGAACCGCTCCTTCGTCATGCGCCCCAACAAAATATATATTACGCCCATACAGCTTGGTCTCGGTGGTTTTGGTGGAAGGTGGGGAGAACCCAAGGAATTTGTATAGTTCCAATAAAACGTTTCTTTGAATAGTGTCACGGTTGACTCCTATGATCATTACATTGCCCTGAGGGCCATTCTTGATTAGATCAATAAGCTTGAGTATGCTTGAGTAGGTTTTTCCAGATCGAACAGCTCCCACCCATATGTTTAGGCGTTTGTTAGCTTCCTGGAATGATAGGATTTGCTTATCACTTAATGGCATCTGTTTTTAACTTATTGGCATGAAGCCAATCCAATAGGGATGTTATTGTTGTGTCGTTGGGGGTCGTAGCTTTGTTTTTTTCATTGGCCGCTTTCTTATCATATTCGTAATCAATTTTTCTCTTATCTTTTTCAAATTCCTGATCGTCAATCTCCTTGAAATAAATCGGCAAAAACCTGTTCCCATATGACTGATGAAGTTTTTCGTTTGTGAGTATCTTATATCCAATCCAGTCTTTCATTTTCTCGTAATAAGGAAGAAAACAACCTCTTTCGCAAATTGATTTCCATTGAGACCTAGCTATATTTTTGTATTGAGAATAAAATTGTGACATATGAACTATGTTGCTTTTTGACTCATCTTCTTTTTTCATCCATGCAAGCATTTCTTCGCCGAGCACCAATAGATCTTGATCGGCATATCCTGCATTTGGCGGCCTACCATGTCCCACAGCGTTTTTATTACCTATGGGAGCCCCATTATTTTGTTTGCGCTTAGGACGCATTATTTCCCAGCCTTTTTAATGTAGGGCAGTTCATATTTCTACATTTTAACCATTGAGGACCTTCTCTGTTTACCCTAAAACTTCTTAAATAATGGTCACACGATGTACATTTATGTTTAGTCAACCTACCCTTCCTCACTTCCCAGCCTTTTTTTTGAGATCCGCTGCGATCTTCGCGCGTTTCTTAGCAAACTTCTCATCAAGTTTAGCCTCAGCCAAATTGTCAGCTTTATTTGCTCCCGTGGAGTGTTTAGCCCTAGCGCTTGCACCACGGCCTTCTGTATGTGCAAGAGTGGAAAATGTTTTTTCACGTTTTGCTGCTTTGAGATCGTCACTTTTTTTGCTCACAATGTTTCATCCGTTAATTCCATATCCAAAGGGTGTTTATCAAGTAAATCCCCTAATTTCAACACTAAATCATAGCGTGGATGCATATTTCTCACCCTGCATTCAAAGAGGCACTGGTTGATAAATTGTATTTCGCCGCGCTCTAACTTTATAGTTATTTTTGTATGTTTGTCGATGTATTTAACCAATCTCTCTCTACCTTCGTTGTTTTAAATCGCGGCCACAACCTTTCTCGCCATTGATGATTGAGATTTTTAACCTTCTTTTTAACCTTCCCATATGAAGCTAAAGCCCTTTTGATACGCCTATTTTCGCAGTATCCACGAGAATGAGAGCGGCAATAAGCTCTCCATTCTGCCATTCCCCATTCGCTTTGCTTTCTCTTCTTCCATGCTTTATTGTTGGCTCTACGTTTGTCTAGATTCTTTAGTCTAGATTTCTTGTCGATCTCTTTGTGTCTTTCGAGGTTTGTAAGTCTCCAGTATTTTGTGCCACATTTTTTTGCACAGAATATCTTCTTTCCTTTTTCTGGGAATTGAGTTCCACAGACAACGCATTCTTTTTGCATGTATCAAATAAATCCAATTGAGTACCTTTGAAATCTGCCATACCCAACCTTTCGGTTATGCCGAATAGTTGAAAAGACGCTCCAGCTGTCACCCAATCATATCATATGCAGGGCCGCACGGTCAACGGGTGCGTCAAACCGTAAAAATTACGCCATCTCTATCATACCCATCCATGTGGATAAGTCAATTAAAATAAATTTTCTCTATTGCAAAAAAGGTAGAGATATGCTATAGTATTGGTATCAAAGCGAGACTCCCCGATAGCAAAAGCTTGACGGTCGCAGCAGCAGAGATAAGGGATCTAATATAATGCAAAAAATTTGGGATGTAATATGAAATCACTAACGCGCTTCATCAACAAAATGAATTCGCGTATCGAAAAGATACGTGAAGAAAAAGAAAACTCTGCTGACTGCGATTGGGAATCCGATATCGATGCGTTCTATGGCAGAAAGAAGCAAGTCACAGTGACAACTTTTGACTATGATTTCTTAAGAGATGAATACAAAACATACACAATATGGGTTTAAAAATGAGCGATACAGTAGGGCAAATAAAACAAGAGCTGCAATACGCGTTAGACGACATAGTCAAGTTACGCGCCGAAATCAGAGATGAAGTGCTAAAAATTGAGGAAGATATGAAAAGATTTCCTGGATCGAAAGATCATCAGATTGCTTGTCACAAAAAAAAAACTTATCAATCAATGGGTTTGAGTTTTGCAGAAGCAATCTTAAGGAAATGGATAGATACACTATGAAGCATACACCGAATAACTCATACTTGACGATATATATACCTAAAGATACCGTGGACTCTTTTAGAGCCCATTGTGCCAGTCACGGGTATGTTATGAGTAAGACGATAGCGATCTTGATTGAAGAATACCTTAGAAAGGAGAAAGGGGATGGCTAACATCGAGCAATTCGACTTATTTTTACCGATACCCGATGACCTGGATTTCTTAAAGGCAGATTTCAAAAAAGTTAGGGATTCGGCTGAGAAGGTGCGTAAAAAGCAGTTTGCATTGATCGGCGAGATCAAGAAGATGCAGATTGAGCTTACTCAAAGACTGGAAGTAATCGAACATAACATTTGTAGGGGTGGATGATGGAGAGAATGTGGAGCGTTGAGCTTAATATTGACGATAAAGAATTAAATAATTGCTCTTGGCATATAGATAAACTTAACAAAACATTAAAAAATAACTTAAGAAGATATATCTATAAAGAAAAAGTTCAAAGATGGGTGTTAATCGGAATATGTTATTCATACGAGGAAGCACACAAACTTACGTCTGAGTTGATGGACGCGATAGACACTATTAGGAACGAGAAGGGCTTTGAATTTCAAAATGGGGAACAAAATGACAAATCTTAAAGCGTGCCCATTTTGCAGAAGCGAAAAAGTATTTAACGCGACTGACCATGGCTACCCCCATCAAACTTTTTGGGTCGAATGTGAAGAATGCGTGTGCAAAGGTCCAAGATGTCCTAACAAAGTGGATGCAGTACACGATTGGAATAATCGGCATGAGCAGGCAGGTATCATAAGCCCAAAAAACGCCAAGAACGAAAACGGGATATACTACAGATCATAAAGGATGTAAATAATGAAAAGTTTAAATGATGATTTTATATACGAAGAAATTTGCAAGATAGCCGACTTGGTAATAGAAATTGAAGAAGTAACAAATGAAACTATTTCCAAGGAAGTTTTTGACTATGCGACTACATGTAAAGATAAATTCATGGAACAGGTAGAAAAACGATTATCCTTATGCAAAACAGAAGGAGATGTTTATTTTGTAAAGGAAAGCACTTTCAATTTTTTACTTTTTGCTATGAGAAAAGTTGTCTCCGATTTAAGCGATGAGGCTATTGAGTATACGGCAAACGCAGTGAGAGACATAATTTTAAGTTTAAAAAGGAAATAAGATGGATTGGATACAAGCGCTATCACTTTTCGCAGCAAACGCGGGGTTAATTTTCTGGTTTCGTGCGGAATCAAGATCTGATACACGCATGATGCTTGGAGTGATAAATAGCATAAAAGATGAGATGAAAGATTTTCATGGTCGTTTGTGTGCCATAGAAGAAAAAAACAGAAGAGGAAGAAGGAGATAAATAATGTGTTGGCCAGAATGTATTTTTAATTGCTGTTTGTTAATTTGCGGAACATTGCTTGTGCTAGTTTGCTTATCAAATATAAGAGAGATTTGGAGAAGAAAATGAGCAAAACCTTAAGGGAAATGATGGAAATGTACATGCGCATGACAAACGAACAAGCGGCCTATGTATCTAACTACACAAAACACATCAAGCTCTCTAACGTCGCATATCAGATGGCGATGCACAAGCGTCCTATTCATCGCTAATCCACCACTCAAGAAGGCGGTAGTAAGTCCAAGCTGCCGTCCAAATTATTCCCCAGCATATAAGCGAAAAGAAGGCCATCGAAAGTAAAGCCGCTAAGAGCATTTTCATTTAATTTCCTGAAGATCGTGCATTTTTTTTTTCACGTCTATAATATCCTTCTCGATGTTGTCCAAATACAAATCTATCTCTTTTATGATTTTCCTGTTTTTAGGTAACCATCTCCAAAAATTTGATAGCATTTGCACACGTCTGTTTTGCCATCCATCGTGCTCAAATCTTAGCCTATTAAGCTCATACCTAAGCTGTCTTTCTTGATCTGCAAACTTACGACTAGTGTAGGATAAGGGTAGTTCATCCACGCCAATGCCTAACGGTGTACTTGCTATCGGGATTGTATGACATATCACAGCTATTGCTTGTTATGATTTCAGCCTCTGTGCGAGATCTGGCCGATCTTTCGCAGATTTTGCATGCAGACTTTGGACACCCACGTATACGATTATATTCCCACATGTTCTTCTGGACTTTGCATTTTGAGCAGATTCGTGTGGGTACATATTCTGTCATGATAACCTGTGTAAAGCGGTTTTACATCTGGGCATTCAATTTCAGATTATGTATCCGCACGGGATTTACGGCAAAGGGTTTTCTTTAACACCCCATACATACCCACTTTTAACGCTTAGGTGCCCGCGCGCGACTTCATCGACCTTTTGCTCAATGCCGGGATAATGTCGAAGCTTGGGCGTTTTAATGCAGCAGCAAAGATAACGGCGTAGGCACTCACAGATTTTCACTCTTCCCCTCCTTTCTTTCGTGGTATTTCTCGAGCATAACTATAGCCATATACCTGTTGGCTAATTGTCGCTCAGGCTGTGCGACTTTGTGCCACCGCTGTGACATTATTATATCCATCCAGTTTTTCCTAAACCGTAGTATGGGCTTTTGTGACCATTATTCTTTAACGCATACCACGCTTTATCCTGATGATCACAAATTTTGTTAGATAAAAGCTTAAGCACATTATGTAAATCCTTACACTCATTCCCATTAACCGAATATGCTGTGTAAAACTTATCCATCCAAGGTTCTAAAAGTTTCTGTGCTTTGAGTAGATCATTAGCTAAGGATTCATGTTCCTCTAGTGTGAAAGGTATTTTTTTCATTACTTTCCCTCCGTCCTTTTGTCTATCGCGTCGTCTATCTGTTGCCTAGTCAGACCAGCTGCTTCTAATTCTGCATAGGCTGCCTTTTCTTCATCCGTAAACCAACGATCGTCCATTCCACCTGATTCTTCTATCATGAAGAATAGACCTTTGGCGGACAAAGAAATATCCCTACTTTTTGCCACGCATCTATCAACCTGAACATAAGGACAGGGCATTCTTTTGACTCTAACAATTGATCCTTTGTTCATATTTTCCTTTTTAGTGTTTTCTTGCTCGGGCCCAAACGAACCGGAACAAGTTTTTGATTTTATTGCCTTTATTGTAATACCACCTTGCATCTTCGACCGCTTCGACAAGTTGATGCTCAGAGAAATTTTTGGCTAAATTCCTTGCGTCCTCTAAGGGTATAGCTTTTAGGTTTAAGCAGGCAGGAATGGGAATTTCTGGCTCTTTTTCCTGCTCTGGTTTTTTTATTTGGGTACTGCCCTCTGTACTATCATAATTTTTTACTGCATTAGGAGGTATGCATAATACGGGGACATTCTGAGTGACAATCGGGGTGACATTCCGTGTGACATTTGCATAAGTAGAGTTAAGAAATATTTTATTGTTATATAGATCTAAATTTTGCAACTCTTTAGGCATTTCATAAAGGTTGCTTTGATATCCCCTCTTGTCATGTGATAGCCAACCCTGGCTTTCGAATAATGCTATCGCTCTTTTTGCGTGTCGTTCACTGCAATTGCAAAATTCTGCGATCGTTATGAATGACGGGAAACAGTGCATGGAGTTGCGGAAAAACCACTGTAAGTAACTGAATATCTTACGGAAAGTTTTGGATAGCCTGATAACGCCACGTAAAAAAGATTCTAATAGGGATGATAAATTTTGCATACATGCTCGATTAATTGTTGAAATTAATCGCGTAGATGAGATAGACTGATGTTACATTATTCATCTATCTTCGTTAACGCGAAGGTTTAAAAGCCAGGCTCGTTACCTGGCTTTTTTATTTGTTTAGTCTATAGAAATCGTTAGTTAAAGTCAAGTGTAACTTCCGTTTGTCGGTGCATGTATTCTGTCCCTCATTAGACAAAATACGTGGGTCTTGTCCCCTTTATTATCAAATTCTTCTTCGAAGCCTAAAGGCTTCATCAATACCAAATATTTACCGTCGCTCATAATCTCAGTTGTGACGACAAATCCTTCCTGTTCGAGCTCCCTTAAGTTTTTGAGCGCTCTTTTTGTGTCATCGGACATCGGAAAAGAGATCGGAATGTAAGGGCAGCATCGAGTAGGGCTATCAAAATAGTGCGCGCAAAGCTGCACAAAACCGTGGAAGTGCTCAGGGATTCGATCTGAGCACTCTCTGCAAAAATATACGTTAATCATAATTTTATCCGAAAAGTTGAATTTAAGCTTTGTCGTTGTTTTCGTCTAGCTTTTTCGTTTTACGTCTCGTATATATGAGATCTTCGAGTGTAACCTTTCCGTCTGTGGCTAACGCAATTAATTTGACTGAGCTTTTCCTGGGCGGATGCGTCTTGTTCAAAATATTATATATAGTTATACGAGTTATTCCGCACTTATCTGCAAAATCTTGCACCGTTATTTTTTCCTTTTCTAGGT